CCTAATACCTGTGGAAAACTCGCTAAATATTACACGGTATAGTCCTACCACGACACTTGTCGCCAGCAGCCCGCGGCGACCGCAGCACGTCAGAAGTCGACACCGGCATGAAGTGGATTGACGGCCGCACAATTTACCAGAAGACATTTGCGATGGGCGGCCTGAAGATCGCCGGCAAAACAACCGTGCCGCATGGTATCACAAATCTTGGCATGGTCATCAATATTCGCGGCATTGCAAAGGAAGACAGTATCGGTGCGACAATTAACCTGCCACACGCTGCCGACCAGCAAGCTTATACAGTGACAGTTTACGCCGATAACAGCAATATCAACATCCAAACGTACGCAGATCAATCCGGTTATAAGACCTCATTTGTGACAATTCAGTATGTTAAGAAGTCTTAGACAACGCCAATTGCCACCCACGAAATCCCATGCCAAGCACCACCAAATATGCCAGTAGTTGAAGCATTGAGCGTCGTACCAGTGTTTGTAACAACGCCAGACTCAATATTCAGTCCACTGCCGATCACCTGATTAAATTCGCTAATGCTGGTGGCTTTTTGACCTATTTTGTAACCAATCAGAGTTGGCGTCATTGAAAACACCTGCTTAAATTGTTTTGGAAATACGACAGGCACCGGTTGTCTTTTCGTGTTATTTCCCCAGAATTGCACCCAACCAGCCTGAACCAATATATTACCCGAAATACTCTGGCTGGCACCGTCAGCACTGAACGCTAACAGAGATGGCGAGTTGAGATGTCGTGGTAGGACTATATCATTGCCAAGTGCGTCAGAGCCAATCACGCCGTTTTTGAACATTTCAGCCCTGTTAATCCGCCCGTCAGCCAGCGTGGCTGGATTGCGCCTATCGGTGATAACAGAGTCGAGAATCGTCGTCGTGCCAGCGTTTACACGTATTTCGGCGATTACTTCATATGGATTAGACGCACCAATCTTCGCTTTGATCTGAGATGGTGTAGGTGCACTTGGGTTGGTTGCTGGCGTGCCTGGAACGACAACGGCCTTTGTGCGATTCTCGTTGTTGGCTACAGCCTGCGACGCGGCCACGTTTGTGTCGATGTAGATCACCACCGCGTCAATTCGTGGGTTGGCGCTGTTTGCCGTGGTAACACTCGCTTGAACTGGCTGCGTACTCAAGTTGCTCACTGGAAACGTTGCCGACATAGCGTCGCGCACCAATAAATCATCAGGCACACCACTCTCGCCGCCGATCAGCACATTCATACCGACAGGACTGGCTTGACGCACTCTAAAACCGCTAATCCACGAGCCGACAAAAGCATTGCCGAGTGCGTGGAATAGTGCGCTATCAGTGGTGCGGCCACCGTTGCTATTAGGAAAACCTAGTGCCATAGTTATTTTTCGTCAGTGCTTTCAGCCTCAGCCTCGGTGGTATCGACCGTCTCAGCCTCAGCATCATCATTGGTATTTTCAACTTCCGGCTCGACAGTCTCGTCAGCAGACTCTACTGCTGGTGTCTCTGGCTCTGTTGGTTCGCTTTCAGCCTCAGCCTCGGTGGTATCGACCGTGCCTTTGGCTGCCGAAATACTCACGTACGGCCCGCTGTGTGCATCGCCTTTGACGAAAATATAATAGCCGTCAACTGTTCGGCGAATCTCGCCGCCCTTATAATTCTGTACTTTTTCAGTGTTTTCCATATGAATCCTCCTGATTATAAATGTACAGATTAGGAGATATTGACATTATTTGCCGTGGAAAATATAGCGATATTCTTTATACAGGCGAATAACGATTCGTTTGAGTATCATAAACATATTTCTATTATAGTATCACTTAAAATGGTCAGACTTCATTCAGGCGAAACGAGACAGCACTAACCAACCGATTGAACCTGTCATTTTTCAGTACGGTCGGGCAAGAGTAATAGTCCCAACTGAAACAATAGAATCTACGACAGCCGTTACGTTTCCGAAGATATTTAAGAGCGGAACAGTGCCGACTGTTATTTGTACCTACAACGGCTATGGCAACGCTAGTGACCAGTGGACTGATAGTCCAAATCCATCTTGGGCTGGTGCAAATTTTGGGGCGGTTGGGGTCACTAGTTCAGGATTTACGGCAAGGTGTCGGCGTTTTGACGGTGCTACGCTAAGAGGTACGTATTACTTCAGCTGGATTGCGATTGGCGCAACCTAAATATAAAGGATTTCTTTCCAGTTCAAAAACCGCCTCCGAGCTTTCGAGGCGGTTTTCAGTTGTTCGGGATTTCCGAACAGTTCAGCTTGTAAACAATCCTTACTATCTCAACTATAAATAAATCCTTTATAGTTTAACTTTTCACCACTGGCGGTATCTTGCCGCGCGGCTCAGTCAACAGTTTGCCCGTTTTTGGATCAATCCAGCGGCTTAGTCCAGGCACACTGTGCGCATCGACTAAGCACTGCAAGCAGTCGTTGTACATCGAGCCTTGTGGCATTTCGGGCGTGGATTTGCCAACATGTAGCGTTACACAGCCGCAAGCCTTGCACTCTCGAAAGTACAGGCTTGATTTAGTTATGGTTATTTTCTGTGGGTTCATAGGTTTATCAACTAACTGACGCTATCACGCATCTCTTTCACTAACTCAACAATTATAGTCTTGGCGGCCGACAGCCCAGCAGCGATCGCAGAGAGTGTCGTCGCTAATGCCAGTGCCCATAGCTCACGCCAGCTTGCCGAGAACAGCAAATTTACGAGATTGACGCCCGCCAACAAGAATGTTGCGATAAATGTCTGCACAAATGTCCACAAGGCACGAACGATTACATCTTTGTAGTTGATGTTTTTTAGTGCTTCTAGTGATTTCATATTACCTCCTTATTTTTTCTTGAAAATCCCTAAGATCAGCTTCACTAGCTCGATCATCAGCCCCGACAGCCATCGCCAAAGTTCTGTTGGCTTGTCGCCCTCTGGCTTTTGCGGCTGTTCAGGCTTTATTTCCGGCGCTTCCTGCGGCCTCTCTGGCTCGGATGGCTTCGTATCCGGTTCGCTTGGCTTTGGCGATTCTGGCGATTCTGGTGGCTTTGGTGTGTTCACCTTGCCCATGCTTCGTAGCTCGTCAATGGATTTATTCGTAACATTAGCGTCTAGCTTCCCGTCATAGCCAGGAATAGGCAGCGTCTCTGAATATTGATGGATAAACGAACCGTGTGCATAGTTGCCCGGATTTCCATAGTTCGGATACCAATCCACGCGGGGCAAGCCTAGTTTTTGGATGATAGCCTCACCACCGTATGTGAATACCTGTTTGCCAGTTTTCTGCAAAACGATATTGCTGAATACACTGATTTGCTCAACAGTCCCCTCAAAATCTGGTTCAAGGTCAAGAAATAACAGCTCGCCGGCTTCGTTTCCTAAAGCCTCGATACATTTCACAAAGTACTCAGCGTTCTGCTCCGCCTCTTCTCTGGTCGAAAAGTACGGTAGCCAGTAAAGACCAAGCATCTTGCCGGCCTCACGAGCTTTAGTAACGAATAGCTCTGCGTCTGGGTCTAGCTTGAACTCATTGCCGCCGTATTTCTGTCCAACCCAGCCGGTTTTGGCAATAACGCCTGCTACTTTTGGAAATATATTCACTACTTCGGCTGTTTGGTAACTGGAGATATCAATGATGACATTACTAAAGTCTTGCTCAGGCTCTGGTGTTGGTGTTGGTGCTGGTTCTGGTGTAGGTTGAGGTGTCAGGTCTGATAAATCGTGCAGGTCTTTGTCTTCAAACAACTGGCGGCTCATATATTTTCCGCTTCTAGCAGTTACGTACCAAACACTGTCTCCAGCGATTGGTTGACCGTTCGTAACGTAACCTTTCATAGCGATGACATCACCTTGAGCTAGCTCCTGAAATACGCCTGATCGGGTGTTTGGCTCTTCGCGAGCGTTACCATCCTCTTCCATTTTGCGGTCGGTCGGACTCATTTCGTCATAATACTCGGCGATCTGCCGTCCATCACAACAGTACGAAAAACCGAGATAATCTGGTCCGTAAACACCAAACCAGCTCATAATTTCCTCTATGCTGTTATAAATGCCGCGTCGTCCAGCATGCACTTCACTGTCGTGAATCTCGATTGAACCGTCACCTCGTTTTCGCATTAGAAATACGTGTCCATATTCTACGTATGGGCCACGAGAAAATCCCAAAAATCCAACTACCCACACACCAACTGGTGCGTGTCCAGTATCGATACGCCCAGCATTAAGCTCGTTCAAATACGCTGCTCTGGCACTTGGTGTTCGAGCTGGTGCATTGATTGCATCATCTACATATTGCAAGCACCAGCCACTTCTCGCACCGATGTTGATATTTGGATTGTAGGTTTGCCTGACTGCCATTATCGCCTCCTATTTACGGTTTATTCACTACTCTCACAATTAAATCGACCATAAAGCCAATCACGGTAATTACTGCTGTCATTACGCCAGCACCAATCTTAGCTTCACTCTTGGACAAATAACTGCCTTGCATCAGTTCTACGCGGGCTATCAGGGCTTTCAGTTCCTCGGCATCGGCTTTCGATTCAGCCAGCTGTTTGACCGACTCCGCCAACCGCGACACATTATCGTTTATTGAGCTCAGCCTTTCATTCAGCACATCGTCGCGTGCAGTCATCATGATGCCCAATTCCCGCACCGTTTTGGGTGTTTGATTCATCGATTCCTTGTCTCGTTTATCGTTCATCTTCACTTACCACATTACAGATTAGACATATTCAACCCTCAGCTCGCCGTCAGACGTAGCGAACGCGTAGATTTTGAATGTGTTGCTGCCGAGGTCGACCAAGAAATCTGATATATTTAGCCACGTCTGTACGCCGCCACTACTTCGCCGGCGCTGAAAATAGCGAGTAACATCCTCTAGTCCTGAGCCATGGCTGCTGCGCCTGCCGACCATCAGCTTAAAAACCATGCCCGACTGATATGTACTAGCTTTCGGCGTAAATACGATCCGAAATCTTCTCAAAAACGCCGCATCACGCTTGTCAATAGCTACCTCTGACTTGACACGGAAAATCTGCACGCCGTCAGCACCAACACGCTGTGCCGCTTTCATCTCTACAATCTCACGCTCGTATCGCGTAACGATTCGCGCCATCGTCTCTCCGTCTATCTCTTGAATCCTCATAACATCCTGCTTTCAACGGTTAAATCAACGTTGGTATTTGCTACCACGGCACACTTCATCTGTGCCAGCACACTACTCAAACCCTTTTGCACATACACATACACGAACCATCTGCGAACATGTCGCGAATCGCTCAATATCGGCATCATGTCAATACGCACTGGTGCTGCACTGTTTATCAACATCTTGTCAATAATCAAATCGGCCAATAGGAATGTTTTATCCTTTTTTGCTGTCGCTGTTACGATAAACGGCACGCCAGACGCCTGCTGTTGTCCGCCAATCACATTAGCCACTTGACTAAAGTCCCAACCGCCACTGCTGGCACTTTCGTAGAATACCAGCCCACTCGATGCCATCACCTGACCGGTTTTTAGATCACGAATATTGCGGTCAAGCGACGTCAGGATGTCCGCTAGTTGGTTTTCTGGTAGCATGTTCAGACGGCTCATAACAAGCTCGCTTTCATGCTGAACGACCCCTTATCTGTCCCCAGAAAAACGCATTTAGCGTACACATACTTCGTCTGCCCCTGTGGCGGATTGTCGATTGAGGCGGTAGCGCTAAACGCCAACTGACTTGGTATTTCTAGTTTGTTAATATCCGGCGCGCTCTGATCAATAATACTGCCGGTGATCGGCTGTGCACCCGCCAGTGTACCAGGAGTGTCGCTGATGTAAAACTGTGGCAAAAACAGTGCATACGGCCACTGCTGTTTACGTGCGGTAAATGTCGTCTCAATCTTGATTATTCTGCCACCAAGAAAAACAGGGTCATATGTGACAGGTATCATCGCGTCGTATTCTTGGGCGCTTTTCGTCTCATAGTAAATAATTCCAGACTTATTACTGGTTCTCTGTGTCGCTTTCATCTGCTCACTAGCGCGCAGCAATGCCCGCAACCTGCCAATGGCACGCCGCTCCTCCACTAGATTCAACCGCTCACTCATAGGTCGTAATTATCCAGCGTTAAGGTTATTTCTTCACTCATATTCTCGTCGACCTTTACCGACAACTGTTCGATGCGGTAATAGCCACTCAGTAGGCAAGATGAATACTTGTTTTGCTCAACCACAATGCGATCACCTACGCCGATACTATTCAGATCAAACTGCGTGCCACGCACTGTAACGCGCGGCAAATCGACCAGTCGGCTCATTACCGCCACATCAGCTTCGCAGTGCCCCGCCAATGTCGACAGATTCTTAATACTGTTGTACAGCTGTACCTTTTCGCGCAAGATAAACTCCTGCTGGCTCAAAGTGTCCTCGGCACTATAACGGATTGTCTCTTCGCCCATACCAGAGGCTTTGCCGATAATATTGTTGTACAAATTCGCCCCAGACTGCGGCAGCTCCATCCTGATAGCACCAATACCCAGCCCGTCATCAGGGTAGTGTACTGTCACGTCTGGCCGCTCATTACCGAGCGTCTGAAACGTCTCAAACTTGCGATCATAGGTGAAACGAAAATCGAACTTGCCGTCTTGCAAATTGGTTAGCGATACCAGGGCGTCTTTAGCGTTAATGTCTTCCCAATCGTCCATTCTGTCGCGTCGTACGCCGGTGCGGTACTGCCTGCTGCCCCTGGTGATACCAACGTCGCCGTTTGGTCGATTCTGTACCTCCTGGATGATATCCCAAGCAATATCCGTCACCTCAATCCCTTTCCAGCGACCATTCAAGTATCGTGCGTCAATTAGATTCAAATAGCCGTCGCACTGCACCAGTACTCGTGCGTTGTTGGTGTTCAGGTTGCGGTTCGCCTCCACTACTACCGCACCAAACAGATATTCACCGTTTCGCTTGACTCTGATGTCACTCACCCACGGCTTTAAGATAGTGTTTGGGTTCTCGCCGATCCGTCGGCACTTCTCTTCCCAGTCTGGCATTGACATATTAAAATCTAGCGACTCAACGCCGTTGCGAGTCATGCTCCAGTCGAGGTCTTGGCAAAGTCTGGTGATGTCGGCTACCTTTGTTTTGCCGCGATGCCACAGCTCGATAGTGTAGCGCGGTGGTACGTACTCGTCCATTACGCCACTCCTGTATAGCCGTTGTACCACTCAACGATAGCCATACCAGTATCAGCACTGTTCGAGGTATTGAAAATCAGCTCATTTAGCCCTGGCACCAAACGCCAGTATTGGCTGCTGGTGAGGTTATTATCGATACCTACCCCATTTAGCGTCACTTCTCGGTTGTATGTATCAAATACGATTGTGTCGCTGTCTGTCGTGCTGATATTTAGTGCCAATATTTCGCCAGTTGTCTGGTTGGATACGGTCGGGTTGGTGACTTTGCCGGAAATCGTTATTGTTGGCCAGACGTACGTATTGCCGTCATTGATGGCGTGGTTCACCCCTCCGCCGGCCACCCAGTGCAAGCCGTCACGCTCCCAAAGTAGCCCTGTAGGGCTCCACAATAAACCACCGTCACGCGGACGCTCTAGCGTGATTCGCTGTGCTGCGCCGTCGGTATAGTCATACATTCGCGGGTCGCCCGCTACTAGCTCGATGTCATAGTCGGCAATGAGCGGCCACTCAATCTTTGGATCAAGAGGCTGCGTCAGTTTGGCGACGGCCTGGTAAACGCGTCCGGTTGGTGTAAACAGCTGCACTCGCAACTTGTCGCGAATCTTGATAGTTCTGGCAATTTTTGCCATCTCAGCATGCATTTCGGCCAATTTTCCGTCATGCTCCACTACCACGAAAAAGCTCAATGGTATTTGCCGCACACCATAAAACTGCTCATCTACACTACCGCCGTCGGCACCAGAAAACACATACTGGCTATTGCGAACGTCAGGATCGCCAAAGCCTTTCAATGGCGGCGTCAGATGTGATAGCCCCTGTTTGCTGCCTGCCAGAAATACGCTTTCATTAGTGCGCATATTAGTGATCTGTACGTCATATGTTCTCATATCTAGCCCCTCCTCATCTGCTGCACCAGGCTGCGGTTATACTGATCAATATCGATACCGTTGGTGAGGTTGACGGTTTGGTTTATTTGAGGTGTATTGCCGCTAGATGATGTGCCAGTACCTCTCTCGTTCATAGAGTTCTTCAAGAACTGGCTCAGCTTACTCAGTGGGATAACGGCCTCCGGCTCACTACCCTCACCAATCATGGCTAGGGTTGCTTTTGTGGCGATACCACCCTCTGCGAGCTGCGGAATATTGAGGTTCGGTATTTTTGGAATATGGACGCCAGGAATAGCGTTGATAATACCTGTCGCCCAGTTTATCGAGTTGATAAATCCGTTAATCATTCCAGAAACAAAGCCTAGCACACCATTTATGGCACCTCTGAACGCCCCGCCGATAGCATTGCCTATAGACACACCTACGCTACCAAAAATACCAACCACACCGTTCCAGATACCTCTGAACCAGCCCGCTAATCCTCCAAATACACTAACTATAGCGTTCCAAGCCCCTCTGAATACGCCACCGAACCAACCGGCTACGACGCTAAACACGCCAACTATACCGCCCCATATGCTGCCGAACCATCCGACAGCCGCTCCCCATACGCCCGCAATAAGATTCCAGGCGCCAGTAAATATTCCGCCGAAGAACTGCACCACTGGGGTGAATGTCGCTACGATGAAATCCCAGACGGCTTGGAACACGGCAAATATTTGATCCTTAAACGTAAAGAACAGCCCGATGATCAGCGCCACTGGCGCAAATATCACCGCCAAAATTGTAAGCCCCCATTGCTGCAAGAAAGCTACAACGTTATTAAATACGGTTGTGATACCTATCCAAATACTACTAAAAAAGCCGACTACACCACTAACAAACCCGCTAACAACCTGACCAATAGCTCCGAACACTCCGCTGAACCAGCCAACTGCCGCTCCCCATACTGCCGTGATAGCATTCCACGCTTGGCCAAAGATATTGAACTTTACCTGGAGAAACACTAATGCAGCAACGACTGCGGCTATAGCGGTAGCCATGAGTCCAAAAGGAGTTATAGACGTCGCGGCAGCAAATGCTCTCATTGCATTGCCGCCGTTTTTGAGCGCCTTTACTGCCTGTCCAACACCCATTCCAACATTCACAACTTTTGCTGCAAACTGACCAATTTTTGCGGTGGCAAACGCCGCCCCCAATGCTGCAATAGCAGGGACAGCATTATCCATAATAAAGTTGGCAAAACCGACAATCGTTTGCTTGTTTTCTTTCAAAAAAGCAGTAAGCTTTGTGACGCCATCGCTAAACTTGGCAAATAGTCCATTTTGGTCAACTATTAGCCCCTTTTCAGAATCCACTCGTACGCCAATAATCTCTAATCCGAGCGATCGAATTGAGCCCTGCAAGCTAATCATTCTGTTTTGGAATGTGTTTGAGAATTTGCTGATATCTAGGCTCTGTGCGTATTCTGCCATGGCCGCCGTAAACTCTTGGGCGCTCACCTTGCCCCCATTGATTCTTCCGGCAGCCTCCTCCATCGAAATGCCGAACTTTTTAGCCAAGATGGTGGTTAGCGGGATATTATTGTTGATCAGCTGGAGCGCGTCTTGTCCGAATAGCGCGCCGCGGCTGGTCACTTGGCCGAATACCAGCGCTAAATTCTGCAAATTTGCACCAGAAACAATGGACAATCTACCCAGCGTATCCATATCTGGTATGACCTGCTGTGCTGTACGTCCATACCCTAGCAAGGTAGATGCTGCCTTTGAGGCATCTGGAAAGGCGATCGGCTTACCAAGTACCTGATTATATAGTTGACCAAAAACCTTGTTGGCCGCCTCGGTTGACCCAGTGAGCGAAGCCATCTGCGCTTGTGTTGTTTGCAAGCCACTGGCGAGGTCGATAAACTGTTTTGCACCAAATGTACCGCCACCGATAACACCGGCAGCGACGATACCAAATTTTTTTATCGTATTAGCAACACCGCCAAAGCCCTGATTTAGTCCATCAAAAAACTTGCCATATTTTGATTGAGTCGAGTTAAGATTTCTCTCGCTCTCGTACATCTTTTTCTGAATATTGCTAATAGCGGTGAGTGCACCGCTCGAGTCAACACGATATGTAATTACGATCTCACCTTGTTGCACAACGGCACTCCTTAAAATGTGATATTATTGGGATATAAAATTTCTTAGCGAAAGGATTTACATGGCGAAAGAATATAAAGCTCATTGGAGTAGGTATTTTTATATAGCGATCACCACATGGTGGTGGCTGGGGATACTCACTCTCGGCTGGTGGATAGTTTACAGCATATTGATAACTCGGAATCTCAGGATCTCTGTAGGCGAAGACTCCGTAACTGTCACAAGCGGGGCTTTTGCAAAAAGCGTTAAGACAATCAGTCTGAAGAATGTGAATAGTATTGAGTACAATAGGTTTGCGAAGACTGTCAAAATTGCTCTTATTGGATCGCAAACTGGATATGAGCTGGAGAGCAACATTAGCTTCAGCCGTATTGAGCATATGGACGAACTTGTTGATGATCTTCGTGCTGCTATTAAGCGTGCTCATTCTGCCAAATAACCCTACCATTTTGCCTGCTTCTCCAACAAACTAATCAACTTATTAGCTTTCTTACCGCCAATCGCAGCGGTTATTATTGCCATTTGCTGTAACGCTTCTTGTGCCTTGAATACTTGAGCCGCTCTCACGAGCAATTGCGCATCGCCATACGGCATATCGACCGCTTCGTCAAAAGGTATCTGATAGTAATAAGCTAGGGCAGCAGCAGTGACCTTAGAGTTCTTCAAAATATCCTTGGTCTGTTTTTCAATCAGCAAGGCTAGTTTTTCTGGATCATACTGCTGCTCGTGGTCTTCCATTACTACAGTACCTCTACCCCCTCAGCACGAAGTGTTGCGTAATCTTCGGTAGCGAGCCTAAACAGCTCAGTCATGAACGCCTCGAGATTTTCATCTCCGATTAACTCGACGAGTTTATCTACTTCTGGCGCGCCATCAATTGGCTCTAGATTAGAAAGCAACTCACCACTTAGCGAATTAGAAACGATCGCCTGTAGCTGTGCACTGCCCACACCCTTGACGCTACGCCTAGCATCATATTGAGCTGCAACCACTTTTGTACGGCTTAGACGCGGAACGACGTATTTCAAGGTGCTCACGTTGCCGTTGTCGCTCATTTCAAGTGCCATGACAACACGCGGCGCATTAGTCTGGCTTTGAGTTTTATTAAACTTAAACGCCATCTCATTCTCCATTCCATAGTTGTAAAAACTACATTACTTTTTGTTAAATTACCTATTGACACGGTGTTTTTAGCACCGTGTCACCCCTGTTACGCAAATGTCAGGTCGCCCTTGACCAACTTGCCGGTCACACTGATTTCAAACTCAGTCAAGCCATCTTCCTGGCTGATGTCGCTCAGGGTTGCCGTAGCGTCAAGCATGAACAACGTATGACCTGCTTGAGCTGCTAATTTTGGTACCAGCTTGAATATGCCAGGCACCTGTGTCGAGCTGCCCTTTTGCAAACCTACCTGTACAGCCCCCTTTGCACCAACAGTAACGCCAGTAGTACCGTCAATTGTCTCGCCGCTGTCATAGACATAGCCAGGCACGATATTTTTGAGATTGTCCTGCCCAATGTCAGTCACCTTAAACTTGATGGTCGACTTGAACGATTTGATAAGTTTGAGATTCGTGCCATCGATAAAATCACGTGTCACCTCATCCTTGTCGTTGTCAAAGTCCAGGTCGTTCACACCCAGGACTTGCTTGAAGTTCTTGCCAGTCTTGTCCCCAAAATACAGGTCGTGGTTCAAGCCGGCGTAATCGATTGCTGCCATTTTAATTGCTCCTTTGCCTTAATCTTTCAAAACTAATGTTACAGATTGGGCGCTCCATACCCCCATCCGTAATTCAGAGGCTTCGTAGGCACTGTCTTGCATCGGAAATACGCTCACACGAATGAATCTCGCGTCAGTGTATGGCAACTGCATCAATGCCGTTCTCAGCTTGCTATCGAGCTCGTACAGCTCGGCCGCATCGGCTTTTACTGCGGTGATCGTTAGCTCGGTAGTCAACTTGGTATTACCCAAACTACCGCCGTCGTATTCACCGCCGCTAGCTGCAACTGCTACCATGCCGTTCTGGTTATTGCTTGCCGGCAACCGTCCGACAAACACATCCTTGCCAAGCTCTCCGCCAATGGCAGCAGCCACAACTTTTGCAATCTCCAATGCTACATTCATCTAAAAAACCTCTTGTAATCTTTCATGGTGCTTCTCACACCTTCATCAACGAAACCTTTGCCAGTGCCGGCCGTGGTGTACTTACGTACCACATGGGTACCATTCGCACGCCTGCCGCGGTTCTGGTATTGCGAGTAGACTGGCTTCCATGTCAATCTGATGGCATCTCTGCCAATTCGCCGCACCTCGACGTTACGAGACTTGAGCGACCCCCTACGCTTGAATGGTGCGATGAGGTTGGCAACCATCAAAGTATGGTTTGCCATAGCGTTTAGCCCTGTAGCTGCCTGATTCTGGAAGAATCGTTTGACAGCCACCGTGTTATCAACCACCGGCATGATTACACCTCTCTGTCGAGCCTTGCCAGCTCAATTTCAACGTGCTGCACTTTGCCGCTGGTGATAACTGCTCTACCAACTGCTACATTGGCAACGCGGTATACCCTCTTAACACCAAACAGCGTCACCTCGGCGAAATATCCCTCAATTGAGTATCCAGTTGATGACAACCAGCTATCTCGGCCGTCCAGGTACGCTCTGGCGTCGCCTGTCATGGCATCGTAGCTACCGCCGCGGGTCAAGCCACTTGTCTGCTCGACGACGCACTTCACGTTGTGTCGCTCGCCGCCAGTTTGGCGATATGTGCCATTGACAGGTGCAACCAGCGTAATGTTATCGCGGAATATCATAGCGATGGACTCCACGCTGGCTCAGTGGCGTATCAGTGTAGCCAGACACCACGCAACTGCTGATTGGCTTTACAAACTTTGCCAGTAGATCAACGTTCGCCTCCGCGAACTGGTCGATAACTTGCTTGGTGTTGTCGTACGTTACTGAATGACTCAGCACTGTTTCAGATTTTACGTTGTTGTAAAAACTACCTTGATTAGCTATTGACAGCGTGTCAAATAGCCTTGCTATGAGGATTTTCAAGCCATACGGCAACGGCTCGCCATATCCCCACGCCGCCTTGACGGTGTAGTAATCAGCGGATAGTGGATCAACCATCTCAATGATGTTGAACCAGCTGGCATTCAGTTCGTCAAATTGACTTACACACTTAACTACCAGCGGTTTGCCGCTTTCTGCTGTCACTTCTGGCAACAGACTAGTGAACGGATCGACGACCAGGAAACGTGAGCCGCAAGTTGTCTCGTATCGACGCGGCGTATTTGCCTCGCCCTGCATTTTGACATCCAGCAACGCCTCCAATGTCTCTGTCACTTGCTGCAATAACTGCTCAAAGTACTTATTCTCGGTATCAGAAAGGGGGCGTAAAAGTACGCCCTCGATATCTTCTTTAGTTACCAATGCTGCCATCTCTACGCCCCTCTCTGTTAGGCTACATGTTTAATAGCCACTGCTGTCGCGATGCCGCTCAAGCCGCCACCTGCGAAGATTTCCTGCAAGTATTCGTGCTTATTCTGCTTCAACGCAAAGTTGGTGTAGCTCTCAATTGACTGATCACCAACCACCTTGTAGCGATTGAGAACAATAAGATACGCATCGTTGTCAGCGTCATTGGTATCGTTAAACCACTGTGGTGTGATTTTACCAGCCAACTCCAAATCCTCTAGGATATTAACGCCTGGCGTATACAGCATGTGACCATCGCTGCCACGTTCATCTTTCAATGAAGTGATGTAGCCGCGTTTTGCGACGATATAGACATCACCCTCGGCTTCAATCAAGTCCATCGCATTCAGAATTGAAGTACGACGGCTTTCTTTGGCTTTCGGTGTGTAGGTTTTAGCAAACACGTTGCCAGCCTTAGCGTCAGCCTTGACAGATACAAACGATTTGATTTTGTCGTCGCTGCTATCGTCTAGTCCATCACCGATAACGATCGCACGCTCAACACTTGCGATAATCCGCTTTGGCAACTCCTGCAAGACGTAACGCAACAGCGCGCCAGTACTCTTGTTCTTGCGGATGGTTTCCTTGTCAAGGGTGAGGTACTTGTAGATGTACTGGCCCTCAAGCACACGGTTTTCGATAGCAATCGTAGCCTCTTTCTTGTCTTTACCAGCCTGGTGTCCCAACGCACCGTCAGTATTGGTGTCCCAAGCGGTGTTGTAGGCATCCAGTCCAGTCTTGTCGACCAGATTCCAAATCGGGCCGCCCGCCTTGAACGCACTCTCAATCGCTTCAACGACTGGTGTTGGGAATAGTTTGTCGGCACCAGTGACAGCCATCTGTACACCGTTAGCCTCAAGCTTGTCCATCCACGCTTCGCGAACGGCGGCCGCGCCAGCACCTGCTTGCGCTACCAGCACATCAGCAAAATCTTCTAACGCCTTTGGCGTGTCCAGGTAGTTTACGACAGTACCTTTGTCGACAGCTGCTGGATCAGCTGGTTCTTTAATTTGCATCTTTGCAATATCTTTCGGATCCATTTCCGTATCCTCCTCAGGATTGTTATCAGTTGATTCTTCCGGCTCTGATTGCTCAGCTTCGTCAGTAGGCTCTGCCTCTGGCGCGGCTTCCGGTGCCGCTGGTTCGTCAGTTTTCGTTTCAGGTTCAGTTGTCGTTTCCTCGGCTGGCTCTGCTACCTTGGCTGCCTCAGCCTCTGCTTTCGCCTTGATTTGTTCAACCAGGCTTTGCATTGGCTTGGCGTCTGCCTGCTTGACCGCCGACATGCTAAACGCAAGGTTCATACCAAACGCATTCTGCACGCCCTCGTCTTGTTTTTGCTTCTCTGGTGCTTCAGACACCTCATCGGCAAAACCAAGCTCGACAGCCTTATCGGCAAGCATCCACGTTTCCGCTTCCAGCAGCTCAGCAATCTTTTCATCGCTCAGCCCTGTGCGTTTGGCGTAGATAGGCGTGATGCCCTCCTCGATTTTCATCAGCACATCCTTGGCTTTCTCCATGTCATCCACCGTACCCATCGCACAAACGGACGGGCGGTGAATCATGATCATTGAGCCTGGCGACATGACAATCTTGTCGCCTGCCATCGCAATTACTGATGCAATCGACGCCGCTAAACCATCAACTCTGACAGTGACATTTCCGTTATGATTCACAAGTGCGTTATAAATCGCCAAGCCTGCGAACACATCGCCACCGGGGCTGTTAATGACAACTGTCAAATCGCCCGCATGCTGCTTGAGTTCTTCGCGAAATAGGTCGGGTGTGACTTCGTCGCCCCACCAGGTATCGCTCGCGATAGGCCCGTCAAGTATAAGCTCTTGATTATTCGATGAAACGGAATTGCTCCACTTCCAGAACTTCATGCTTTTTTCCTTGTTAAAGTTAATGCTTCGACTCCTGCTTGCCCGTCCAATTTGAGCGTTTTGCTCTCGTCTTATTTCTAAGACTACAGATTACGATTTATCGAACTCATAACGCACCTGATCGTCTGTCGAGGCAGCATTGACAATCTTGATATTGTTGACGTGTTTACACTTCGCGTTACTACAACGCACCTGTGCAATCATCTGCGTGACGCCCTTGATATTTAGGTAGCGGCCGCACTCCTCGCACCGCAAATCTAAATCAGCCATCTCGTCATCGATGATTCGCCGCTCGGCGTTGAGATATGCCTTGACGACGCGGTACTTCGGGTGACAATGTCCATTTGGGTGTACGTCGTAGCCATCGTTTTGCGCAAAGTTGTTTATGAATATACCACCGTCCCTGCCAATGATTGCTTCATTCAGATTTAGGATTGGCTCATCAACTGCCACCCACTTATCGATTAGCGTTGCACAAAACTCACACGGCTTGCCGGTCTCACTCTCCATTGCTTTCTCAATCAGCGTTCCTGTTTGGTTTTGCACCTGCTTCATCGCCTCAACGCTCGACAGTGCATCAGCTCGTGATATTTCAGTGCGAGCCATTCGCTGCACTCGCCATTCGTCGGTCTTCATAATGCCGCGTAACTTCTCCTCCAGCTCAGACTGTGCCCAACCATGAGATGCCGCATGATCAAGCACATGGCGGATTGAGGCGGCCGTATCGTCAGCATATGAGCGTGCCACGTTTAGCAGATAAGCTCGGTAGGCTTCCTGCGTCGATGCCGCCACTACAAAGCCAGTTAATCCAGCAGTGGATATGCCGTTGTCTATCAGTAATTGCTTGCCGTCCTCGAAGTAAATTGCACCTTGAACTATCATCAACGCCACGATGATCAGCAGCAGTGCCTCGGCAAACTCGTTCTGCTCGTCGTCTTCCTCAGTACTGTTTTCAGCCACCTGACGAGAATCAGAGATGGCTCGATCAACCTGTTTCTGCATGAACTCCGTCGTTGCATCGTAAATCAGCTGCTCGAAATCATCGAGTGTCTGTGGCTGCTTGTCGGCTGATGCTTTTGGGCTGGTGCCGTTCGCTTCTCCCCAGGTCCCCACATCGTCTACCTTGCGGCGATCAGGTGCGTCTGCTACTTCATCACCCTCGTCAACATCTGGCTTATCGTTCTCAATTTCTGGCGGTTTGTAGTTGCCCTTACGCAGCAGCTTAAAGTTGTTCGGCAATTTCAACGCATCAATGATACTCTCGGTACTGTATCCAGCCGCCTCTAGCTTCAAGATGCTGTTAATCCGAATATCATCAGCCTCAGCCTGCACTTTGACCTCGTCAACAACTTGCGGAATAGCGAATTCGTAAGTAATGGCTATGCCCATGCCGCCAGTGATTCGGTTCAATTCGTGCGTCAGCTGTGTGTAGTTACGTAACAGCAGTGGATCAACGACATTCTCAGCAAACACCTGTTTTGACACCTGTGCGTTGGCGTATGTAGCTGTATCATCAATGCCTTTCATGATTGCTGACACGCCAAATGACGTATCAATTCGCCTGTCTACCTGCTTAAATAAGTTCTCGAAGTCAATATCTTTGTTTGGCTGTGAAAATGGCACCCACTCAACGGCCGCTGTGGTCGACGGCTTGCCGGTCTTGGAGTCAACCGGTCGGTGTGTGTAGGTGACATTGTTATTACTACCAGCTCCGCGATGAGCGTCTTGCAACATCGCCACGCTCGCTTGAAACGCCTGCCGTGTTGGTGCGGTAATAATGAACTGCCCAGCCGGCACTGCTCCGTTCTCGAAAAAGCCAGCTTGAAAATCGGCGATGTAGTCGTCGAGTGTTGCCCAGCGGCGTGAGGCCTCAGATGGCGAATATCCAGCGTACAGGTCGTTTGGATCAACGCCGCCAGGCAATACCAGCACTTCATCTTCAGTAAACGTCTGCGTGCCGACGGTGTATGTTGTCTTGCCACCAACTCGTGCAACTCGCGGGAACTCCAGGAATGTAAAGCCGGCAATATTCTTGCCACCCTGGCCCAAGAAATCACCACCAGGCTTTGCCACGCCACCATAGTTGCTCCAAACCAAAATGTAGGTCTTCCGCAAGGACAATGTCGAGACAGCTATCTTTTCAGCAAACGCCACGGAACTGTCGGACTTGTTCGGATGGTATAGCGCGTCAATAACACAATGATCAATCTGCTCTCCATTGCCATTGATAGCAAACGGCCGCACTGTCATATACTTGTTAGCAATCGTGCGGATATTAGGATAAGCCGTCGCGTAACTGCTGGCTCGATAATGATCGAACATCGATAATCTCTGAAAAGCAGGGTCAACACCGCTCACTCGCCGCTCACCTCTTAACCCCATGGCTGTTTTAATGATTCCCATCTACTTGTTGCTCCTATATAAATAAACCGACCAAAACATCAGCTGCA